CTTAGCAATAGCTTTTTTCTTCTTTAACTTAATTTTCTTTATGTCACCCTCATCATCTAAATCTTCATCAAAAGAATAATCATCCATTAAGGTTTCAATATCCTCCTCATCAAGACCATCCTCAGTGGCACGTAAATAATCTTTAAGTAAAGAATCAGGATTAGATTCATCAAAGTCTTTTTGTAACTCTACAAAATCTTTAATACCTCTACCTGTGTCTTTTTTATATTTAAAGTAAGCAGCGACATCTTCAGGTAATTCTTCCTGAGTTTCTCGCTGACTCATTAACTCATCAAATGAATTAATTTCTTTATTATATCTTTTCCCAATATATGAAAGAACGTCTTTCTCGTTTAATTCAGCTTTTGGCTCTTTAGCTTTTTGCTCTTCAGCTTTTGGCTCTTGAGCTTTTGGTTGATCATCATTAATCTTTTCTTCATGCTTATCTAAAAGCTCTTGTTCTACCTGTTGAACTGATTTTTCCTCGCCTACTTTTACTTCTTTTACTGTGAATTCCATATGATTAAATTTAATTACTACAAATATAAGAAAAAAATAATACCGTTTTTAGACACTATCTAGGGTTAAACTCAGATAAATCAAATCCATCAAGACTGTCTTCATTAGATTCAAAACGCTGAGGTGGTAAATTATTTTTTCTTTGATTAATTAATCTTGACTGTTCTTGATTAGCTTGAGATATTCTAGCAGACTTTGCACCCTCTCTTTGAGTCTCTCTTTGAGATAACGCTTGAGATTCCATATCTCTTAATTGTAAGTTGTAGTTAAACTCTTCCTGCATTAACTTACTTTTAAGCATAGCCTCATTATTTTGCTTTTCAATCTCAAAAGCTATCTCAGCCTGCTTTAACTGCATCTTGCCTTGCATCTCAGCCTGTTGAGCTTGCATTGTCATTTGCTGCTTCATCTCTTGAGACTTTAATGCCTGTTGAGCTTGCATTGCCTGAGCTTGCATTGCTTGTTGTTGCTGCTGCTCTTGTAGTGCTTTACGTTTTACTTTAAGTAATTGATTAGCAAGCTTGATGTTTTTAATTTCTCGTATATCGATAGCATCTTCTAGGTTAATATCTCCCTTGGACAATGCCATTTGTATATTCGCTTCAAGTTGAGCTTTTTGCTCTTCATCTGGAGCTATTTCAATAAAAATACCAAAGTCATAGATGTATAAGTCTTTTATCTGATTAAGAATACTAACATTATACTTTCCTATAGCATTTGCAAAATCATCTTTAAAATCTGCATACTGTAATATATCAGCTACCCTGTAAGTAATTGCTTCAGCTAAACTTCTATATACATACAAAGAGCCTTCAAGTATATGCCTGGTCGCAACATTAGAATTTAATGCTGCCAACTTCTGTAAACCAACCAATGAATTAGGATCAGGAGTAGATGCGTCTCTAGCTTCATTTAATCCTGTAACCTGCCTAATCATTCCTAAGTAGTGGTTATAATTGGCAATCAACATCTGTGTTTTACTTGCACCAGAACTTGACTGTAGTTCTTTAATTGGAATCTTTCCTTGATTGTAGTCTCCATCTTGAGTATAACTTCTACCAATAACAGAACCTGTTTGGAAATATAATCGTAAGGCATCTTCTGGATTATAAGCGTTTCCTGTACCTAAGTCTACTTCATTCAATCCATCAGCATCAATATACACACCATCAGGTACTACTCTTGAAATAACTTGTTGCAGTTTTAAGTGAGTTATTTGTATTAGGTCTGCAAATGGAATCATACGCCTAGTTAAAGACTCAATAACCCCTTTATACATTCTAGGAGCTACTGCTACATAGTTTGGTAATGCGTGTTGTTGAGCTGATTTTGGTCTTACCATATTCTCAGCAAGTTCCCACTTTAAAAGAATATTTGTTCCCATAACCATAATACCCTCATACCATACATCAATGGTTTTTTCCATCTTTTCAAACCTTCCCTCCTCCATCATTTCGACTGGTGGATTGAATTGATCATCTTTTTCTATAACCTTTGTTCCTCCATTTTCTAGTATCTTCTTTTTATAAACTACTTTTTTAGTGGTTTTATAATTAAAATACATTAATGTAACGGTGTCTCTATAAAAGATGTCATTTTCATAAAACTGAGCCACGTTATAATAATCATACCAACTCTGAGAATACTTTGATATTTCCTCTAAATCATCTTTGGTTAAAGACTGGTCAATTTTCATTAACTCGGTAATTGGAAGTGTTTTTATTTCACCCCAATAGAAACAGTCTTTAAAGTGTGGGTCTTCTGTATAACTATAGACAATATTTGCAGGGTCTACATATTTAATTTCAACACCTGCTCCTGGCAAAAACTCATGCTTTGTACAACCAATACCTAAAACAGTTAAATCATAGTCAACTCTTTTTCTAATATCGTTGTAATGGTTTTCTGCAAAAATAGTATTAATAGCTTCCTCTTCAGCAATCTCTATGGCAGGCTTATATTTAAGCTGCATATATAAGTTCAACTCCTCATCAGTTTGAGGAAGGTCATCAGGATTCATTATAAAAGGATCAGCTCCTGTTTCTTTTTGAACAATTTGCAATATGTCTTTTGCTGCAGCCTGACCTTGTATCATGTCTTGATACTTACTTCTTTGAGCTTGTGACATTGCGTCTTCTGCATATGCCTTTACATCAAACAACCTGTCATTCATTCCGTTTACAACAACATCTACAAATTTTGGAATAATTGGTACTGGTGTCCAATCCAAGTTTAGATAACTTAAATCACCATCAACTGCTAATTCATTTTTATACTTAGCAACTGACTGCTCACCTCTAGCATAAAGACGAAGCCTGTAAAAATCTCTCCACTGGTTATAGTATCTACACTGGTTGCCATCTTTCTTAAACCACTCGTATTGAATAGCCTGACCTATTTGTAAGCCAAATTCATCTGAAGCTTTTTCACTATCAGAAACAAACTGACTAGGAAACCCTACAGAAGAAACATTTATTTTTACGTCTTTCATTTATCTTATTATTTCACTACGACTTCCCTTATTGTTGTACCTAGCAAAGTTAACAATAATATTTGATTGTTTTTTAACAGGTTGATAGAGGTGTCTTTGACAAGCCATTATTGCTAAACCTGAACTAATAGAGGCATCAAACTTGGTTCTATTGCTTATATCAAACTTTGCCCAGTCCTCTAAAGTTCTACTAAAAGGCATATATCCCATTTCATCTGGACCTATTAATCCTACGTGAGATTCAATATGAGACTCAATAGCTGCTGCGTGAGCCTGCTTTACTGCTTCACTTGAGTTAGGTATCCCCCCAAGTTCTTTCTCTGTCTTAGAGAGCTTGTGTTTGAGTTTGTCTGGTCGATTAATACTAAAGCCTCTATAGCCTCTATTTTTAAAATGATACAGTAAACGAGGTTTATTGTTTTCTACTAATATAGGCATTCCATAAAACACACAAGCCATTAGCACTTCCTCAAAAAATATTTCTGCAGTTTGAGGTCTAGCCACGTACTCTAAAAAAAACTGATTACTAGGAGCATCATCCATGTTAAACTTTGTGATTCCATGCAAAGCACCATTAGATGCTCCACCTCCAACAGTTCCAGATATGTCATAACTATCACAACCAAAAGCACCAAGATGCTCGTTTGCAGGAAAAAAATTTCCTTTATGGTTTTTCTTGTATCTATTCTGCATGTTCTTTTTTGGTATCCAACTTACTAAAAATCTTCCCCTAGTATTTGGAGTCCATATAACCTCAGTATCTTTAATTCCGTTTTTCCAAGAAAATGATCCTCTAGTTAAGTGATGTTCTTTTATAAGTGAATCATTGTAATCAATCTGCTGATATATTCGTGTAAGGTTAAATAAAGACTGCTTGCTTTCATCTCTAAATGCATGTGACTCAGTTCTAGGAAACTGTCTATAAAACTCATTTAATGCGTCAGCGTCATTTTTTAAACTATCAACTTCATTGTTCCAGTAATCAACAACATCTTCCATAGGCATCCCATGCTCATCAATGTATCCCTCAAAGTTCCACTCCATTGGGATAAACAAAGAATACAACCCACTTTTGGTTTGACCATTGTTACTTCTGTTATTAGGATTAGAATCATAGTAAAGCTTTTTAAACTCTTCACCACCCTTGTTTAGTGCATTTGATGTTGAACCCATCATGCACTTCCCAATAATTCTTCTACCCAGTCTTAAACATGTCTTGGTAACACGATAATTATTTAGTATATTGTTTGGCTTTAGCCATTTACCACTTTCATCATGTGCTAGTAAAAGTAACTTTTCACCATCATAAGAGTTATCATCTGTATTCTTCCAGTCAATGGTGGTGTCCAAGCCTTCCATCTCTTCATTATCAACATTATACATATTCTTTTTAGTAATCTTGGATGCAGGAATTCTAAAAGCTAACTCTGTTTTAGGTTTGTCCATACCATCCTGTACAGGTTTAAAAAAGAAGGGATAATTTCTAACAATAGGTACAACCTTATCTGTAAACATTTTTTTTGCATCAGAACCTGACTTAGACAAAATGCCAATACGAGAGTTTTTGGATATTGTTCCAATATTTGCACACTCTTCTGAAGCCATATATGAAAAACCAGAACGTCTAATTTTCAAGTATATCATTCCAAAGCATCTAGGGTCTGCTTTACATGCCTCCCAAAAAATGTAAAAAATTCTGTTTGCCTCCCTAAAATCAGGATGTCCTACATCAATTTTTGTCCACTGAAGGTACATGTAGTGTGACCCTGTAATGTATGTACTTGTTTTTTTATTTGTAAACCAATAACCTTGTTCTCTTTTATTAAACTCATCTTCAATGTAATCTATCCACTTAGCTTTAAAAGTGTTTGGTTGCTCATTCCACTGAAATATAGATTGTATTTTTAGTAGTGCTTTTGGTGGCTCGATTCTTTCCCACTTAGATGTGTCTCTTTGAAGAGACTCAGGAACTTTTGGTAATCCTATTCGTAGTCCATTAATATCATAAACCTCGCCTACTTCGCCTGTTTTAGAAATAATAACTAAATCATACTTCTCATCATAACCATATTGCCATGACTTGTTTCTGTTCTTTTTCTTTAATATTCCTTTTGGAATATAATTATCCAGAACTCTGTGTAGATTATGAAGACCTTCTTTCTGCAAATCCTTGTTTGTTGTCTAGTTTAGTTGGACCTCGTTCTTCGATTTCCATTAAATTTTTTTCATTTTCTATTCTAGTCAATATATCAAACGCATCAAATATTGCTAGTTTTTTTGTTGCTGCAGCATTCTTTAATCTGTCAGCAGCCAACTCATCCTCTGGGTCTGGCTTTATAATGTCTTCTTTTGCAACCTTAATAAGCTGCTCTACGGCTCTCATCCCTGCCTGAATAATATTCTTTTTTAAAGTTTTTGAGTCCATTGCGATTCGGATTATATTTGATTCTTGGTCGTTTTTTTCTTTTTGGCTTATCGCTCATAATTTTATTGTTATTTGATGGTCAAACATTCGATATAGTTTTTCTCCATCTACTTCAAACTCGTATTCACTTTCAGGTTTAAAACAGACCTTGTCCCCTGGATTTACATTTTGTGAACGCAGATAGTCGTTGCTATACTTTATTTCACCAACCAAAGGTTCTTCATTGGTGTTCTTATATAAGTAGTAGTCTTCTGTAGGAAGAGGTTTAGTAAAGCAATACCTGCCACTAGTATTCCACTGCTTGCCATCATGATACATGTAAAACTGATCAGGCTCAACAAAAAATAAATCATCCATAAAAAAACTTCTTCCACTTTTACGTCTGCCTTGCATGTCATTATAAAACTTAAATACGTTATGATGGACTAATAATTTATCTCCTGGTTTAATAGGACCATCATAAACAATTGGAGTGGCGATAACCTCTGCAATTCGATTTGAAGCTTTGTGGTTTTCCTCTGAAGTGCTTGTTATAAAGTCTACATCACTAATTTTTTTAGTGTTGTTATACCTTTTATTGTTTAAGGGTTTGGTAATAAATAAGTAAGGTGATTTCATTAGAAGTTAATATTATACTCAATAGACACAGGCATATTAATAAACTGCTTCCATAACACAATTTCTTGATTATATGTAGATTCAATCCATATTTTAAAAGAGTCATTACTATCATCATACCTTATGTGGTGAATTTTATATGTGCCTTTTAGTATTTCTTGACCTACAACATAGTGCATAGCTCCACCTTTGTAATCAGGACCTACTGCTATCTTACGAATATCATTCATTTAATTTAATTTGATTTATAACAAATATAAGTAAAAAAAAATACCCCTAAATAAATAGAGGTATTCTAAGCGAAGAGGCGATCCTAATTGAAAACATCACGAAGATGTGATCCTAATTGAAGACATCGCGAAGATGTCGTCCTAATTGAACGCCTCGCATATTTTAAAATACATTATACCCCACCCCTTGCAGAAGGACCAGTTGCTCCTTGTGTTATACTATATGATGAACACATTGTTCTATCGCTTACGTTGAATCGATATTTTAACATTACTGCGTTTGATAAATCTCCAAATATGTATGGCAACTCATGGTTTGTATTTGTCCATGTAGGGTTTGGTATGCCTATAGCAAATTTCATTATAATTTGTGTTGTTCTTAAATTATTTGGATTATTATCAGGATTT